CACGTTGCTGCTAAAGTTGCACAAAAGACCGAGCAGACTATTTGGAGTGGTGTTAACGCTACTGCAGGAGAGTTTGACGGATTCGTTACTTTGATGACTGCCGATGCTGATGTTGTTGATGTTACGGGTACTACCGTTACTGCCGCCAACGTTATTGAAGAAATGGGCAAAGTAGCCGATGCTATCCCCAACGCTTTGTACGGCAAGGAAGACTTGACCATCTATGTTCCTCAAAATGTTGCTCGTGCTTACGTTCGCGCTTTGGGTGGATTCGGTGCCGCAGGTCTTGGTGCTGCAGGTACGGACGCTAAAGGAACGCAGTGGTTCGGTGGTGAGCCTTTGTTCTTTGACGGCATCCGCGTTTCTATGGTTAGCGGCTTGGCCTCTAACAAGATGGTTGCTGCTCAATCTTCTAACCTCTACTTCGGTACGGGCTTGTTGAGCGACCACAACGAAGTCAAGTTGCTTGATATGGGCGATTTGGACGGTTCACAAAACGTTCGCGTTATTATGCGCTACACGGCTGGTGTTCAGTATGGTATCGGTTCTGACATCGTATTGTACTCTTAATTAACCGCATTTGACTAACCCAAAGGAGGGCTTGGGGCATACCCTCGCTCTCCTTTTTTATTTTACATAACTATGGCTTGTGATATTCTAACAACGGGACGGGCAGTTGCTTGTCAAAAATCGGTAGGTGGACTTGTTGCCGCTTACTTCATT